AAACTTTTGTGATTAAAACTTTTGTGATTAAAACTTTTGTGATTAAAACTTTTGTGATTAAAACTGTGATTTTTTTATTTTATAGATATATACTACAGCAAATACTATGTCTACTCATCGAAAGAGATACGAAGAAAGGAGAAAGAAACAGAAATATTCTTTATATACAGATCATTGTGCAGCTACTCCAGTTCAGGGACTAGGATATAGAGATAGAGATGTTGCGACAAGAAGTTTACGTATCATCCGAAATTTACCCTTAAATAGACAAATTTGGACGGTTAATACTCTTTACAATCGAGCTAAATGCCATCCATATCAAACTGCTGATATGCGAGATGCAATGAGAGTTTATAAAGGTTGGCAAAAACAACATGTTGGCAAATGTCCAAAACGTAAAAGTACAAGAAAGCGTAAAAGTACTCGAAAGCGTAAAAGTACAAGGAAACGTAAATCAGTTAAACGTAGATCTAAAAGACGCAAATCAGTTAAACGTGGGTCTAAAAGACGCAAATCAGTTAAACGTAGATCTAAAAGACGCAAATCAGTTAAACGTGGGTCTAAAAGACGTCGATCTCGTGCCCGAAGGCATTATTAATTGAAAAAGAAAAATTCTATTTTTAATCTTATGATATTATATATCAATTATTATTGTTCATACAAAATGCCGAGACGTAGATCTCGTCGTAAATTGACAAAAAGACAACGGTGGGCGAAAAATGTTAAGGCAAGTCGTCGACGTAGTCAAAAGAGTGCAGCCCGTTTAACTCGCAGAAGAGCCGCTCCCAGAAGTTGCCCAGCTGGTAAAATTAGACGCAGTGCATATATGAGAAGGGGATATCGTACACGAAGCGGTCATTATGTAAAGAAAACTGCAGTCTCCTCCAAATGTATTAAAAACAGAGGTCGACCAGGAAAAGGACCGAATGTTATTGGTCCTCTCAAAAAGGATGCCCTTAAAAGATTTGGTTATTCCTCAAAAAAATCAGTCGCAGCACGCCATTTGGCATTGGATCGTGCAGTTGCCGCTGGTAATCCAAAGTCTGTATTTTATAAATTAAATGCTGTTGCCATTCTTACTAAAAATGTTAACCCAGCACTTTCTAGGAAATTCAGAGGTGATGCCGAATGGGTAAGGAGGAAGTTTAGAGTTAAACGCCGAAAGAGAAGTACTAAACGACGACGAAAGAGAAGTACCAAACGACGACACCGAAAGAGAAGTACCAAACGACGACGCAAGAGAAGTACCAAACGACGTCGAAAGAGAAGTACCAAACGCCGGCGCAAGAGAAGTACCAAAAGACGTCGAAAGAGAAGTACCAAACGACGACGTCGAAAGAGAAGTACCAAACGCCGGCGCAAGAGAAGTACCAAAAGACGTCGAAAGAGAAGTACCAAAAGACGTCGAAAGAGAAGTACCAAACGCCGGCGCAAGAGAAGTACCAAACGCCGGCGAAAGAGAAGTACCAAAAAACGCCGACGACGACGAACAAAAAAGAAAAGTACTAAACATCGTCGTCACCGAAGACGAACTTATTAAGTGGGAACCAGTTTTAGCCAAGCTAAACCTCTCTTAATAAAATGATGTGTCCGGATGGGTGTTTTTAATGAACCTTTCTTAGGAAATGGATCGAATAACACCACACATTATTCTTTTACCAGAATTACCAGTTATTAATGATTCTTTGTTACCACCTTGGCCTAAATCATCACGATCGGCATGAAGAATAAGACTCCTATTCATAATACTTGATTTCTTTTTTGATAATGACAAAAATTTAGAAATTAATATTTTTTTGACTGTTCCATTTTCATCCGCAACCAAATTTCCTAAATCTCCAAAATGGGCCTGAAATTCATTAAAATTTCCATGATTCTGATTGGTTGGATTGAAATGACCACCGAGAGCATCACATCCTTTAGTTATATCATTACCATAATGAACATGAAATCCATGATATGAATATGGTTCCAAACCACATACATAAATATCAAATTTCAAACCAGTTGGTATTTCATTAATTAAAATGTAACCATATTGCATTATATTATTTTTATTTAATAGAATACAATGTGCTCTCTGCGATTTCATGAGGAGATATGTAAGTGCCGACATTTTTTGTAATTTTAATAAATTAATAGTATATTACACGGATGGAAGTAAAACATAGAATAATTTCACGATTAAATGAAATAGGATTACCGGGAGAAAAATGGTGTCAGAAGATGAAAGAGTATGGTTTAGTAATGGCTGGTTCTTTTCCATTACAATGTTTATTAGATGAAATGTATAAAGACAGTAATATTAATATTTATTATCAATCTCCTAAAGATTATCAATTATTTTTAATGTGGCTACAGTCAGAGATTCGTGATTACCAATTACAACTTTTTCCGAAACAAAATCCAATATCATCTGATGTTATTAACATTCTGGAATTACGGATTTTAGATAAGAGTATTGTTTTAAGTGATAGTGATATAGAGAGTGATGTTGATAGTGATTCTGACGAAGTGACAGAAAAAGCTCCTTTAGCCTCGGCTTCGCAGAGGCGTGAGGTTCCCTTTGGGATGAATGATTTAAACAAAGCAAAAAATGATGAAGGTGAAGAAATAATAAGAGTAGAATTTATTCAGGTGAATTTTAAATTAACATATGGTGAATTTATATGTACTAATTTTCCTCTTAGTTTTACTCGAGTTTTATTTGATGGAAATAATTTAAATATTTATGATGAAGAAAATACATTATCTAAAGTTGGTAATTTAGATTCGAAATATGTGGGAAGTAAGTGTACACCAAAAATTAGATCATTAGTCAAAAAATATAAAAAAAGGGATTTTTTAATATATTCTCTTTTATCGCCTCACGCAGAAGTAGAAATAAATCATGAAAAATTTGTAAATACGATTTTTAAAAAAGGAGATTTATTAGTAAAACTTTTAAATGACGAAGTTTTATGTTTGCAAAAGAGTAATTTAACGGCAAAATCATTGGTATTTAAAGGAATGTTTTTACATAACGAAATGGTAGAAAGAGTAATAAATGAAGTTAATCTAATTGACTATAATGCAATTAGTTACATTAAATTTTTTATATTCATTTACACAAATAAAATATACATTAATCATCTAGATGAAGCACTTCATCTATTGTTTATATCGGATAAATATCAAATAAATAAACTAAAAGAAATAGTTTCTGTATATATTCAGCAAAATATTTCCAATAATAATCTAAAAAAAATAATAACATACCTTCAACCATTCAAACATATATTTCTAGATCTTTATGAAACAGTTATCCAAAAAATTCTTTTCTATTATCACTCAGCCCGTAGAAATCATAATAGAGTTATGCTTAATAGTATTCGTAAATTACCAGATGATATTCGATTGGATATTTTTGATAGGACACTATCATTTAACTCCTAAGACCAATAATGTATTTTAAAAAACGATCTATTTGTACAATTTTTACATATAATATTATCATTAATATTATCAAAATCATGTGTTAAAGAGAAATACTGACAAATACTGCATACATATTTTTTTGCAATATCATTAAATATAAAACATTTTCGGCAATAAGTTGATCCAGATTTTAGGTTAATACATAATAAATTTACAGTTTTACAACTATCACATTTTATTTTTTTAACTAAATCGTGAATATTGGAAACTTGGTATTTAATATATAATTTTAAAAAAATTAATTCATCAATAAGATTTTTCCATTGATAGTTTTTAAAACAACATAGTTTTCTAATTATTTGTAATTTTTTTAAATCTAAATAACTTAGGATTTTATATAATAATTGTGGCGAAATATACATTTACCTTTACATTTATATTTATATTAAATATGTATTTAATTTAAAGAAAAAATATAATAAATTAATTACAAAAGATGTCAATCACACTTGATATACTCAAAGGATATGGCATATTTAATAATATTACAATTAGTCCACTGACTAAATATGAATATAAATTTAATTTTAAAGAGATAATTAAGGAACCTCCTAAAAAAATTATTCCAACGCCTCCTGATCATTTAGGGTGGTTATATACATGTAATTATTTACATAGAATCGACTATAAAACTAATTCGATTCGTTATTATACTTATGGGGGTAAATGTAAAAGTAAAGGAGAGCAATTTAAACGGAGAATTAAAAAGATAAAAGAGTTACTTAACAAAACTATTGATATAAAAAAATTGATGGAACGATCAGAAGATAAAGATAATATAATGTTCTGGATTTGCTATTATGGAGATAAGAGGGCATTGCAATATATTATTGATAATAAATTAATAGATTTGTATAATACTGAAGATTGTGACAAAGCAATGAATTTTAATAAAAGTACCCATAGTTTAACTGATCGTTATTATAAAAATAAGACATATATTGCAAAACTATCTCAACCTCTTTTAGGTGTTGCTCTTAGTCAAAAACACTATGATATTTTGGGAATATTGATTAATCACTTAGAATTCAAAGAATGTGATTATATAAAACTCATAAATAATTGGAATTATAACACATATTATGATGACGAGGATTCTTCAAAGAAGAAAGTTGCAATGAGAAATTTTATAAGATTATTAAACTATAATATCCCAGAAAATGAAATAGATTTTGATTCTTTAAAAATTACTAATTCACCAGTACCAGTAAGTCATGTCATATCAGCAATATTAAACAAACGTGGAGATATATCCAGAGAACCAGAGTATATTGAAAAATTAATTAAAGATAATGATATTCAATCATTAGAACTTGTTCCCATTAGTGTTGTAATTGCAAAAAATGACCACAAGTTAATTAGTAAACTTGCAGAATTGAGAGTAAAAATTACAAATATGGAGAAAATTTTGCTTAGAGCAATGCACAATAAACCAACATTAGCAAATATTATTATATCAACATATTATAATTATTCCTGTGATGTGGAATGTGGTGAAGGAGATAATAAGAAAAATATTTTATTCCACATAATAGATAATGGTTCAGCTGCGGTATTTAGAAAATATCTAAAACAACTTCAGAGTGCCGGGAATTTAAATTTGAAGTGTGGGAAATATAATTTATTAGAGTATTCTTTTAAAGTATTATATAAATACCGAGCCCACCGGGTCTCAAAAGTGCAGAGTTATAATTATTCTATAATGTCTCGGATGTTTTCAATATTCAATGTATTGGCAAAAACACAAAATTTCAATTTGAGAAAGAAATATCGGAGTGGCTATTCAATATTATCATTAATTATAGACAAAAAAATAAACGAATTATACGAGTCCCTTTACCCATACTCCATGACTAAATACAAGGGTAAAGCTATAATATTTCATGTATTAGATGACGAACCATATAATTTTATATATAAAAATAGAGGAAATAAATGGGATTTTGAATATGAAGTATCAAAAGATAAAAAAATAAATATGCTAGAATATTTCTTAAGATACTCATCATGGAATTCTTTCTACTGGGATGATGTATTAAGTGTTTTAGTACGAAAACGAAAATCTGATTTGAATAAGGTATCAGTAGTAGATGGAATACCAATCATTGAACTTTTAATCCGACAGTTAAGTAAATATAGTAGCAAACACTATATATTTGATAAACTAACTAAAGGATTCTCAAAGGAAATGTATCAATATTTTAAAGATGTTAATATAAGTAAATTCTGGGAATTGATAAGGTTATTTAAAAATGGAGATAGGGTAAAAGACATAATAAAAGAATTAAATAATATAGAAGAAGATAGAATGAAAAAAGGAGATTTTAAGATTACAGATTTTAATAAAAAAAATTCTGAGGATACTCCTAATTTAATGGAATTAATACAGAATGACAATATAGAATACTTAGTGCCATTATTACAATTAGACAAAAACAAAGAATTAAAAGTCAATAATATTGATATAAATGGAGAGAATATCATATTTGCGTTAGTTAGATGGATGGTAAATTATGAAAACTTTCATGAAGAAACTCTTAATAGAATATTGACAGTAATAGTAGAATCAGAAAAAAGAAACTTGAACTTTAGTCATAAAAATTATAATGGTGATACGGTTGCTGATGTGATAATGACATATAAAAACCAAATGAGATTGATAATAAAAAATAATTATTATAAAAAAACTCCAATAAAAGATATTGTGAAACGTTTAATGCCAAGATTATCAGAAGATGAATTGAAAAATATATTTTAAATAATTTTTTTATTATTGATCAAATTCTAGAGAAATGCCTCTTATTACAGGTATAGTTGCTCCCGTTCCACTTTGCCTTATTTGAATTTCTATAAAGTCATCTACAGCGCCAGGAATAGCATTTACTAAAGCTAAAGTTGAAATACCACTTGCAGAAATACCAACAATTGAATCTGATGTTGATCCATTATCATTAGTGGCCCGTAGATCGAGTGATAAATCAGTAATATCTACAAAGAATCTTAGAATACCATTTGTATATGTTCCATTATAAGCAGATGCATCCCATGGAAAAATTGCAATAGTGGTATAAATTGTTCCAACTGTTGAAGCAGAGGCTGTTAACATTGTATAAGCAACTTTTTTGACAATTGATGAACTAAGGGGAGTCCAAACAGCGACACTCGCACTAGTAGTAATTAGGATTTCATTTGCTCCAGCTGGAACATCTGATGTAATAGCCACTGCAGTACCAGAAGTTTCTAATTGAGTTGCACCAATAGTATTAGTAGATCCAGTAATTGTTTTATTTGTTAAAGTTTGAGTTGTTGATACGTCAACTAAATCTTTAAATCCAATACCAGTGACCGATCCAGATCCAGTTTCCCATAATCCATCCACACCTATTTGAATAATTGAAACGGTTACTTTAGTAATGGTACCAGCAACTACAGTATCAGTAGTAAATTGATTTTGTGTGAAATTTTCTATGGTTGAAGTAATACCGACACCTCTAATAGTAAGTAAACCAGCAACATGAGATAATACTTCAAATAATCCATTATTATTTGAATTATTAGCACCACTAATTTGAATAATATCACTAAGAGAAAAAGTTGCTAAACCACTTGTTACAACTGTTGGATTACTTGTTGATGCAACACCAGCAACAAATCCAGTAGCAGCTACGGTGTCAGTTGTTGAAGTTGGTAAGAAATTAACAGCAAGTCCACCCTGTTTTGCTGCAACTGTAGTATAATCTTTATTGAGATAAAGATAATTATCTGTAAATAGGACATTTATAGAAGATATAGTGGTTGTAGTACCATTTACAATAAGATTTCCTCCAATTGTTGTATCACCTGTTACACCAAGAGATGTAAGTGATGATATAGTTCCTCCATTAATAGTAGGAGATGTCAGAGTTTTATTGGTTAAAGTTTGAGAAAACGCTTCAAAAACAAATGTATCGTTTGCAGTTAATAATGGTAGTGTTATTGTTCTATTAGCCGCCAATTCATTAACGGCTAAAATATATTGATTTGTTGCAGTTGTATCATTAATTTGTGGTGTTGTGAGAATTGGTGATGTTAATGTTTTGTTAGTTAATATTTGAGTATCTGTTGTACCAACAAAATCTCCAGTTGGGGCGGCTTTAGTAACAGTTACTGCACTTGTACCATTTCCAACCAAAACATTGCCGGTAGCAAGAGTACCGGCTCCAGTACCGCCTCGTGTAACAGAAAGGGTGCCAGTAGTTATATCTGTTGCAGATATAGATAAAGTATTATTTGCTGTATCAATAGTTTTATTGGTTAATGTTTCTGTATGTGCCGCAAAAACAAATGTATCATTTCCTATTAAAAGAGGTAAAGTAATTATCCTATTAGAAATTAATTCATTAACTGCTAGAATATATTGATTTGTTGCGGTTGTATCATTAATTTGTGGTGTTGTTAGAACTGGTGATGTAAGCGTTTTACTTGTTAATGTTTGTGTATCTGTTGTGCCAACAAAATCACCAGTTGGTGCTACTTTTGTCGCAGTAACAGTAGCAGTACCATTTCCCACCAAAACATTACCAGTAGTAAGGGTTGTAGCTCCAGTACCACCATGAGTAACTGAAAGTGTGCCAGTTGTAATATCGGTAGCGGATATAGTCAAAGTATTACTAGTAGTATCAATAGTTTTATTAGTTAAAGTATCTGATGTTGCCAAACCAACTAAAGTATCATTTGCATTTGGTAATGTAATTGTTCTATTAACTGTTTGTGATGAAGAAATAATAGTTGAAGTTCCAGTTGTGCCTGATGCATTAAAACCAAGTGAAATTGTTGAATCTGCACTATCTACAATTGTGGTATTACTATCAATAGATTGTATTCCATTAAATATATGTGCCATTTTTTATTACTTAATTAGTTTTATTATATTGAACATGAATAAAATATTATTTTTTTAATATAATATAATACAATATAATTTATGTATAATGACATAAATAACAAAAAAAAAATCTATATTTATTCCAATTATAAAATGCGTAGAATATTCTATATATTTCAATATTTGTTATTTTTTTTATTATTCATTATACTCTAATGTAATACCATATACAACTACAGTTCCAACTCCAGATGCTCGTCGAATTTGAACTTCAAGTCGAGAATCAGCAATTGGATTTGAAACAGCAAATGATCTAAATCCACTAGTTGCAACTGCTAAATCGCTACCTAAATCTGTAGCCCCAGTAATATTTCTTAGTTTAATATCAAATGTTGTACCACCTGGTATAACAAGTTCATAAATTACAATTCCTGAAGAGTATCCAGAATATCTAGAATTATTCCATGTTATAACTCCAACAGTTCTAAATGTTGTACTTGAAATATTTGTGGGAACTGTAGTTAAACGGTATGCAATTCTAGAAATACTTGGTGTTTGCCATGTTGCATTAGTTGTACTAGTTGTAGTTAAAACTTGACCAGCACTACTTGGAATATTTGTATTGATTATTACAGCCGCGCCAGTTGTCTGCAATTGTGATGCTTCAACCGTATTAGTAGATCCGATAATAGTTTTATTTGTTAAAGATTGTGAAGAAGAAATATCAACTAAATTACGAAAAGTAATTCCTGTAGATAATCCTTGACCAACTTCCCAAGACCATCAGTACCAGTTTGTAATATAGTTATATTAACTTGAGTGATTGTTCCGGCAACAGTTACATCTGTAGTAAATTGGTTACGAGTGAAACCTTCTACAGTTCCAACAGTACCAATACCGCGAATTGTTAATACATTAGCTACATGAGATAATACTTCAAAGATACCATTATTATTAGTATTATTTGCCCCAACTATCATAATTATGTCACTTGTACTAAATGTTGTAGCACTTACTGTACCAACAGTTGGATTACTTGTTGAAGAAATTCCTGCAATAAATCCTGGGGAGGCCACAGTATCAGTTATAGCCGTAGGAAGATAGTTTACACAAATACCACCTTTTTGGGCAATAGTTGTTGTATAATTTTGATTTAAGCACAAATAATTATCATTTATCAACACATTTTCTGATTGAGCAGAAATAGTAGTTCCAGTAACCACTAAATTTCCATTAATATTTGAATCACCGTTGACAGTTAAACCAGCAAAAATGGGTGCGGCATTTGCTCCAGCAATATCGTAATTTGTACCAATATCATCTGTAAAGATAACTGTATTTGGTATATCATTTCTAATCCATATAGTTCCGTCACCAATAGAAACCATTCCAGGATTAATTGCTTGTTCTGAAAGAGTTAAACCAGTGGGATCAATTAATCCAGTAACAGTTAATTTCCCATCAATTGTTACACCAGTTGCATCAACACTTAAATATTGAGAAGTTCCTGCATTATTTTGTACCTCAAATAAATTAGCACCTATTGGGGTTGCATTATCACTAACAGCCAATGCACCTCGAGTAGCATCAAGAATGATATTACCGCTACCAGAAAGATTATAAGTTTGTTGAAGGGATTGTGATCCAGCACCGCCTCCTAATACTGTATCAGTACCTGTATTATCAGTAAAAACTAACACATTGGGAGAATTATTTCTTACCCAAATTGTTCCATTTCCAGTGGCCACGACACCAGGATTGGATGCCTGTTCGACAAATTGAGTACCAGTAGGATCAATAAGACCAGTAACTGTTAATTTACCATCGATAGTTGTTCCAGTCGCATCTACAGAAAAAAATGTAGTGGATCCGTTATTATTTGTAATTTCAAAAAGATCACCTCCACTAGGAGTAGAACTATCACGGATTACTACTGGTCCAATCGTTGGATTAATAATAATTTCTGGATCTTTATTATATGCATCTTGAAGATCAGTAGATATATATTTAGTATAAATTTGTAGAGTTACACCAGGAGTATAAGGGCAACCTAAATCAGTACACCAATTAGTTTGAGAAAGTGTATTGCCTAATTTAATAAAAACCACAATTAAATTATTAACATTGAGATTTATCCTTTGAAGGATAAAGGGAATATTATTATTAGAATCGTGTATTTGAGTTACTTCATAGGTACCATTTTGTGAAGTATCCACTTGATTTTTAACTAAAACGGTATCTCCAACAGATAAAGTAATTCCATCAATAACTAAATCTACTAAAATCCCAATATTTTTGAGAGTGCGGTGATTAGTAACCACTGATGGAAGAGGTCCAGTAGTTGTATATTCAATTATAAGAAAATGCTTATCATCCATATCAATAATTTTATATTAACAACATATAAAATAAATATAATTATATAAATTAAAATTTAGAACAATATACATTTTGACCAAAATCCTTCTTCTTGATTATCACTTCCATTGGATTCATCTTTAACATAATTGTTAACCGCTTGATTGAGAGATATTTGATGCTCTGTGAGTTGTATTGTGGGCTGTTCTTCTTGTTTTTCTGTCAATGCTGATATTTGTGTCATTTCCATACAATCATCATTGTCATCTTCGGTAAAAATATCATGTTCGTCATTTTGTTCAAATTTATCACAATTACCGGCCATTGCAAGGAATACATAGGGAGATTTTTCTTTTTTAATTAGTTTAAAGATTTGTGTCATAAATGTTTCCAAAATAGGAGTTCCATCCCTTAACACACCAATACCATTAATTTTTTTCATTTTTCGACGACTATTTTCAATTAACACTACTGGAATATTTTTTGGATTTTCTGTCTTGAAAAGACGTTGAACATCATTAAACACATCTCTCCAAATAGATTTTTTCCCATTGGTAAATCGTTTCCATGCATCTACAAGTAATATCTCTTGTTGAAGATTATACTTTTCTTCTTCTTCTTTTTGATATTCATCATTATCCATAAAATATTCATCATTATCCGTAAAATATTCATCGGGAGGTATATCATTAGCATGTGTTAATACTATTATTGTTTTATTCCAAATATCTTTTCCAAACTGTCTCGTTAAATTTATTAAAAGTGTTTTGTAACTGCTAAAAACAATATCATTTATTTTTATTACCCACAACACTATATCTACATCATTATTTTTGAGATAAGTAATTATCTTTCTAAGATTCTCTTTATCTTTCCCCCCAGAGTCAAAGAATCCAGGAGAATCAGAATATTTTACTAATATACCATTAATAATTTTAGTTCTAGTTTCAACTTTTGTTGTGTCTGATTTGAGTCCACCTTTTAATTTAAGTTCTTTATCATTTAGATTAAAAAGCCGTTTCACTAATGCGGTTTTTCCAACTTGACTAGGACCAAGAGCTAATATCGATATTTCTTTTTTACCTGTACCAGTAATAAGATTACCATATTGTTTTGCCAATCTAACCCGTTTTTTGAAAATTTTTATTTTTTGAATATCTTTATAACTACCAAAATCACTTTCAGTATTTTTATTCATATCGTGAAGTAATGCTTGACTACCTTTTATGTTTTTAACTAAATTACTTGCGTCATAATTAGTTATTTTTTCATTTAGATAACACAGCACATTTTTACTAAATGTTTCGTATAATTCTTCAACATCAATTTTATTAAGATTTTTTTCAATGCCATCATTAACATCTTTTTTTGCTTGATTTATTAATTTATCAACATCTTCTTCAATACTTGGTAAATGACGTTTTCCAATTTCTATCAATTGACCCATTAACTGATTGCACATTGCTTCAGTATGAGAAGGTTCATCTTTTTCACCCCAGATATAACTTAACATTTTTAATTTACAAACAGTATAGTGACCAACTACTGTATAAAAAAAAATTCAATTTTAATTAAATTTAATAACTCATATTGTTACATCTCACATTGTTGCATATATCATCATTAATAAATTGAGAGATATATAACAACTGATAACCCAGCGCATTTGTTTTGTCAAACTATTAATAATAAATTTTGCAAATTCGAATGTAGATTTATAATTATGATTAATTACTGTTTGAAGTACTATCAAATCAAGCCATACTAATATAATTATAATATTGGTTACAAATAGCAAATAATAATTTATTTCTGCAATTACTTTGATTAGATACAAAATTATCAATATATTAATATAAAGACGAATATCTTTCAATTTATGTTGTACTATTTTTCCAATATATTTACATTCTAATTTTATTATAACTTTTTTAACTAATAAAAGGGTATGAATCATATATAGTGAGCAATATACACCATAATAATTCATTAGCTTTATCCATCCAAATTGTTTAATTGCTAATAATACTATAAATTCAACGAATAACGCAATTATACCATGTTTAAGATGTTTTGTGATTGGTAATTCGTAAAAACGTTTATAACAATTTTTATAAACTACCGAAGCAACTAATTGAATTATAGCCCTCATGTTTGCTTTGCGTATTACAAAATTACACATTAAAACAAAAAACATTCAATTTTTAGATATTGAATGATCTATACGTTTCCAATAGCTCTTGTTGTTTAAGTTTTAAATGATCTACAACCTCCCTATTTTTAACTAAATAACTCATACAGAAACCAACACCCTTTATACCCCACATACATAACGGTATACCAACACATAATCCACCTAGAATTAGAAATATAAGGGAGTATCGTAAAGTATGCCATGGAAAATTTTCTGATACTATATCTGATTGATATTGATTATACCAACAATCAATCTTTTTACCCACAATATATTTCCTTTTACATTCTCCATCACTTCTCCATATAGGATGACAATTCCATGGTGAACGACCGCTTCTCTCGAGGTGAGAATATTCATATGGCGCATCGGGACCCCAACGACAAAATTTTTCATTTGTATGCTCTTTACCATTTGCAGTGTAATTTACGGTTACCCAACATCGACATTCCGTTTCCCAAGTTTTACAGCGATCTGCATAAATATTTGTAGCATCATCCACTAGTGAAATCATTGATGTAATTTCGCATTCGGTTTTTTTTGCAGTATTCTGATAACCTCCTTCAATACTAACCCACATGATTCCACCAAAAAGTAGAATACAGCCGATAGCCATAACTATACCTGAACAAACTCCCCAAATACATAGATCCTCTTTATCAGTACACATCTCTGACTCCAAAGAATAAATGAAAATAGGTAAATAAATATTCAATTTTTAAACTAATACATTTTAACATAATTTATCCCATTCACATTCCCATATGACTACCAAATTATAACCCATTTTTTTAATCATTCTTTCTCTTCTTTTTGTAGCTAAATAGTTATTTTTATGTGTTATTTTTTTAATTGGATGAATATCAGTCAATCTGAATTTTCTCTTATTCTTACATTTTTTATAATAATGTGAATGCCAAAAACATCCATGGAATTCATATATAGTATTGGTTTCTTTGCAAAAACCATCGGCATAATATTTTCCAATTTTCTTCTCTTTTCCATTTTCAGCATGTAAAATATTAATAAATTCGTTTTTTTTAACAGATTCAAGCCAAGCAATAGATTTCTTTGAATAACCTTGATGAGAACATCTTTTGCAACCACAACCATTTAAGTGATGGGATGGTGTTTGAAAGAAACTTCCATGAAGTTTACAAATTATCTCAACTTTAGTTTTACAATCGATATATTTTACAACTGAATAATCATATTTATTTTGGTGTATTTTATTTGCTTTTTTAACAAATTCATTTATAGACATCCTATATTGATCACCACGTTTTTTATAACTACATTTTTTACATCCACTTCCAGACAGATGATCATGTGGTGTTTGTATAAAAAGTCCGTGTTTTTTACATATAATGTTAACTCCTGTCCTATTATCAGCATATTTTACCATTGAATAATCATATTTATCTTGATGAGTCTTCATTGCAGTTTCAATAAACAAATGTGTTGTAGATTTGAGCTTATTGGAGCCTCTATAATGTCCACATTTTTTACATCCATGGCCACGTAAATGATAGCATGGCAACTGGGTAAAAATTCCATGAATTGGACATATAATGTTAACTTCTATGTGACTATTAATATATTTCAAAAGTGAATAATTATATTTATCTTGATGTATTTTTATTGATTTTTTAATAAATTCATTTGTTGTAAATTTTTGTCTGTCTGTGATTTGTTCTCCATAACATTTTTTACATCCAGTTACTTCATTGAGATGATGATCTGGTCTTTGTGAAAACATTCCATGAATTTGACATATTATATCAACTTTTGTTTTACTATTAATATATTTTACAAATGAATAATCAAAGGGATATTTATTATACCTGTACAATTTTTTCGCTCTGTTAATAAAAATCTCTGTTATTTGTCTAGCTGTCATTTAATTAATAATTATTAATTAAACTTTAAATAAAATAAAATAAATTTTAATCTTCCTCATACCGAGAATACATAATGGGAATAAAGACCGGAGATAATACCAATTTTACAATATCAACAACAAGTGCCAAGGGCAAAAGCAGAGGACTTAAAATTAAAGCACATGCTCCACATAATACCATCATTCCTTCATGAGGATATGAACCAGAATTTTTATGACCCCACTTGCCAAAACATGAAGCACCAACTGTGAAAATCGAGAGTCCCCACCAAAAGGTAGGAGAATATATTACAAAGTAATTAAAACAGACATTATTTAGTCGACTCCTTCCGTTTACCATCCTGTTTCCCATTTGTTAATTAATAATTCCAAATAAAATTAAATTAGATTATAAAAATTTCAATTTTTAATAATCACTACAGCTAGAATCCCAAGTTGCAAAAGTGGCAAATCCCAACAATCCTACAACAGGTATACAACATAATATCCACAGTATTAGAAATGCCCACAGTATAATTCCCGCTGTCCATTTATCAGTGTCTTGTTTGTGGTATTCCCCACCTTCATTTCCTTCGAGATAGGCTATAAATTCTGGATTATTACACCAAAATATAACCACCATATATAGCTTTTCTGACGGAAATTTGGTACAGTTAATGATAATGTTGTAACTGGTAATATTACATTGTTTAGTAATGTTTTGCAATATACCCCCTTCACATTGGATAGTAGCCTGATAAGTGTTGTTATCTACTTGTGTAATAGTTCCAACTTGATGATACTCAGTTGTACGAATGCCTCCAATACTAAAGATAATTCCTAGTACTATAAAAACTAGGATCCCAATAAAGGCTATTATAGAACAACAAATCAATCCTGTGCATGAGCTGAAAAGAACACATGATTCGGTTCTTGATACCTGGTAGGTATAAGTACTGAAGCCAAATCCGCGTTTTGTTATCTTAAACTTACACATATTTTCAATCAATTAAAAAAGAATAATTAGTTAATTAAAAATCAATTTTTAATTGTTGAACCACGAAAATATTAAATTACCTATTTTTGGTAGTAATGCAGGAGTCACTTTTCGTCCATAAATGTCCTTGTTTTTTCCACATCTTATTGCCCAATGGCTTCTTCGACCACAATTTGTACATCCATTCCAACTAATACTTTCGCTATTTAAATGTTTCTTAGCGTAACAAATTTGTGCCAAGTGACCTTTTCGACCACATCTAAAACATATTTTATTTTCATCTCGGGGGATTTGTATCCCATCCTCAGCAGAATTTTTTCTCTTTCTTTTAGATATTAATTGTTTACCGGACACATGCCACCTGGCATAACAATGGTTTGTTAAATGTCCTTGCCGTCCACATCTCGCGCAATTTTTTTTCTTGCAGTCCTTAATAAAATGATCACTCTGTCCACAGTTATAACATTTATTAGACATCCCCCTTATTTCATTCTCCAAAAATTTTTTCGTTTTGTTATCTAAAATTATTTGGCAATAAGTTCCTCCTCTAACATTATCAATACCATATTTTGCCATATATATTTTTACATATTTGTCTTCATCAAAATCATCACAATCACTGAAAATATCGTCTATATCTACTGGTGGGTGTTTCTTCGTCCATTTTGAACCAATCCCAGATGTATGTTGGGATATTCTATCCTGTAGATTATTTGATTTTCCTACATAATATTTGTTATCCTGTAATTTTAACACATAAATATAAACCATTATTAGTACAATTATAATTTTATGCCTTTTTAATTAAAATAAATTTCATTTTTTAATGAAAAAAGAATAATTAATTAAAAATCAATTTTAATTTGCTGAGTTATCTTTTTTTGAAACAACCACCTTTTTGAAATAATTAATGGTTTCTTTAAGACCAAAATCTAAACTAATTTCTGGATGCCAATTTAATAGTTTTCGCGCTCGACTAATATCGGGTTTACGTCTCTGAGGATCATTGGGAGGAAGGGGTCGATAGACGAATTCGCATTTATTCTCAGCCATTCCTTCTGAATTCCCACCCGACTCAAATGAGTCGGTAAGGATAGCAAAAGCGTTGCGTTTGTGTGGGCCCGCCTTCTGCGTTGTCATTTCCTTTATAATTTTGGCCAATTGGAGAATAGTGTATTCATCAGGATTACCAATATTAATTGGACCAGTTTGAACACTATTCATCATTTTTATTAAACCGTTCACTGTATCAGAAACGAAACAAAATGATCTGGTTTGACCACCCTCACCATAAATAGTTAATTTTTTCGTAGTTAGAGCTTGGACGATGAAGTTGCTAACTACGCGACCATCATCAGGAAGCATATTGGGTCCATAAGTGTTAAATATGCGAACAATTTTAACATCTATGTCATATTTATGCTTATAGTTAATTGTTAAAGATTCAGCAACACGTTTTCCCTCATCATAACAACTACGGGGTCCAATGGGGTTAACATTTCCAAAATATTTTTCTATCTGAGGATGCACTAAGGGATCTCCGTAAATTTCGCTAGTGGAAGTAAACAAAAACTTTGCTCTTTTTTCATGGGCCAATTCCAACATATTGAGAGTACCAATAAAACAAGTTTTAAGAGTATGAACATGATTTTTTTGATAATATTTTGGCGATGCAGGACAAGCTAAGTGATAAATTTGATCAACCGATTCATCTATCTTTAGTGTTTGAGTTATGTCTTGTTGGATAAATTTAAATCTAGAATTTTGGATATGTTGTTGAATATTTACAACATCTCCACTACTACAATTATCAACACAAATAATTTTAGTATTTTCGTCCTCCAAAAGTTTATTAATTAGATGGGATCCAATAAATCCACATCCGCCGGTTACTAATATTGTTTGCATTTCGGAATGAATATTAGGAAAGTATGTGATATATGAAAAATAGTTTTGACAAAAGAAAATAAAATTCAATTTTTCACAAAAATTAAGGGTAATATTCATATTTTTCTTTTATCACTCGTATTAGATAGATTATAGGTAGTATAATAAAAATTAATGTTAATATACCCATTATTATTCCAAATGTTGCCAGAATAATTCCTCCAACATCTTGTCCTTCATTTTCTAATTTTTTATAACCACCTGTATTTGATTGAAGAAAATTAATAAATTCTAAATTATCACATATGAATATTAATTCTGTGAATTTTTTTTTACTAGGAAATTCTTGACATTTAATTTTAGTTTGGTACTCAGTTATGTTACATTGGAATGTAATATTTTGCAAAACTTCAATAGTACATTGAACACCTGCTTGATAGGTATTATTTCCAAGATAGGTAATAGTATCAATAATATTTTTTTCGCTGTGTTGGGAGTTAAGGGAAAAGGTAAAACCGCCCCACATACTTGTACCAGTAATTCCAATACCAATCACAATCATGAATATATACACTAAAGTACAACAACAAATAAGAGAATTTCTTTTACATTTACCAAGTTCAAAAGTAGAATAATATGATTTCATTATTTTCAGAGAGACATGATTATTATTAATTTTATAGTTAGAATAATTAAATTTCAATTTTAATAACTAGTAAAAATTGAGAGAAAAAAAATCTTAGGATGTATTGTTAACTGTGTTAAAACAACATTATTATGAATACTGAAGTACCTATGTCAAGCATATATTCATGTGTTGCTACTGTTGCAAATAAACATGCCGTATTTCTACAAAAAAATTTTGAAACTACAGAGAGTCATATCATACTATTATGTGTGGGAATCCTAATTTGTGTTAGTTTTATGATATATATCGCCAGAAAATGGAAACAAAGTATAATTTCTCACCAAACAACATCAGATAGTGATTCAGATTCGGAATACGATAGTGATTACTCGGACGATGATAGTGTACAAAGTACCAGTGTACAAAGTACCAGTGTACAAAGTACCTGTGATTATGATAGCGTGCAAAGCACCGGTGATGGTAATGTTGATATTAATGATATAGTGAACTTTTATTGTGACGGTAAGGGTGATTATTATGATGTTCATAA